TCAACCATTCCTGTTTTGGAACCGGGTTCCAACAGTTCCGTTCCCCAGAAATCGCCTTGCACCGCTCGCGCGTCCAACCCACCATCGTCCGAACGAACGAATCGCTCGGCCTCTTCCTTTGATACCAAAGGGTTCTGTTCCCTGTACTTCTCTACTCTCTCAGCAAACTCTTGCTTTGAAATATACTTACGCCCGATTTCTGGACCCTTAGGCTCACCAGCAGCACCTCGGAAACGAGAAGTACCACGCCCTCTCGCAAGTAAAGCAGTTCGTACTTTCTCGCGCGCCTCACCAGTCAACGTGCGCGGCACATAGTTATCCACTGAACCCAAGAAACCGCCAGCACGACCACTAGAAGTGTTGGCAAGATCCCGCAACTCATCCATCATCCCCCGGCCACTATCAAGCAGACCCGGAGCAACAGCCTCAATTTCCCTTATCGCATCTTGGTTTCCACCCAAAGCGCTATAAACAGTTTTCCTAGAAACCGCATCATTATCTACAGCGAAAGCATCAACCTCGTCAATGTAGGCGCGTACACGGGCAGACATCTGAACCTTCAGACTCCGGCCCACATTCTTCCCACGCGCCAAAGCATGAACAACACGCTTGCCCTGCTGGACAAGAATGCCGTCATCAGATTCTCTGATGACGGCTTTCAAGTCAGCCAACTTGCCTGACATCTTGCCCTCTTTACCGAAAGGCTTACCAGCCAAACGGAACAAACCACCACGCCTGAGAGCCTTTGGAACAGTCTTGGCTCCGGCAGCCTTCGCTGCTTGAGCCAAGATGCCGTTACGAATACCCTGCGGAATACCCGTAACCATCTTGCCAAGAATCGGTGCTTCAGAACTAAGCAGTTTCAAACCTACTGCGTTGTCAAGTCCCTTCCCGAAAACCTTTCGGCTGAGATCATCTATCTTCTTAGCGACCCCCATCTTCCTGCCCAAAGGCCCAGTGCCGGGCACCTTCAAACCGAAACCCAACTTCATGTTCGCTGCGTCTTCGGCTGATAGCCAACCGATATTGCGACGTTCAGAAGGCGAAGCGTAACTATTGCGTAGCCGCGACCGCGCCTTGTAGGCGTCAGTATCTACAACCTGACGGCCAGTCCATTTCTTGATTGTCGTTTCAACGCTCTCGTCCAACCCGGACTCAGCCACCTGCTCGCGGATACCCTTGCCGAACTCGTCAAAGAACTCGTCTGCGCCATGACGCATGTTCCTGTCCAGACCACTGTCGGCCATCATCTTCGCAGCAAAGCGAAGATCATCTCCAGCGACAGCAGTAGCCCCCTTCTGCTGTGCGTCCCCGATCAGACCCCCCAATCGTTCCAAATCGTTTACTTCCGCATTGGAAAGAATAATCTTCTGCGCAGGAACACCCTCACCCGCCCTGACGGACAACTCCCAACCATTGTCGCCAAGATCTACCAAAGTATTCTTGATGGTGCCCTTCTTGCCACCAGCAGAAGCCTTCTGTGCAAGATCATCGGCCAAAGCGTGCCAATCACCCTGCTTCATGTTCTTCCCAATAGTGGTCATGGCGTCCCCGCCAAGATCACGCAACCTACCCATCACAGTCTTACGGGCCACCTCACGAGTGATGTTCCTCGCACCCGCAGTAGTGAGTTTCGCCCCAAACCCAATCCCCTTACCAACCAACCCCAAATAGGAAAGCGGATCAAGAAGAACATCGCCAGTAAACCCGATAGCGGCAGCACCAAACTTCTGCCACCCACTATCACGATCCTGCAACAAATCGTAATCATGCAGCAACCGACCATACGTATAGTTGTCGTTGTACTGCTGCTTGAAGTCACTCCAACTGGCATCCTCACCAGTGAATACGTCAATCGTTTCCTTCAAAGCAGACGTAGTAAAGGCCAAAGGCTTTTGAATAGCGTTGAGAAAGCCGCCTACAGGCCCCGAAGTCAGAGTCTTCACATACCACGGAGCAGTATTAGCGATATGAGACTGCGCCGCCCAACGCTGCGTTGACTCCGAAACAGGGCGACCCACCACGCCGGGGGTGACACGCCCCAATGCGCTCTGGTCTACATTGAGAATATTGGCAAGGCGCTCACGCGGCGTGCCAATCCCTGAAGACTGAATGGGGGCCGGTGACGTATCCGGTGCCGCAGCGACCGTCGGTCGCATGGCAACCGTGGGTCGTGTGATCTCCCGCTTGGGAAGATTACTGGTGTCCGTTACTCCTGCGAGAGCATCGTATGCGATGCGTCTTTGAGATTCGGGGTTAGTAGTAACCACATCAACCGTATGGGCGTCGCCGCGCTAGATCATTCACAATGTCCCGTGCACCCCCAGCAGCCGTTCCCAACCAGCCGAAGGTATAACCTTCGTCGTTTGGAGGGGTTGTTCCGGGGGCTTGTCCTTGTGCAACATTACCCCCCGGTCGCATCGACGCGCCAGCAGGGTCAGTCAAATCGCCACGAACTGGAGTCCTTGCTGCTCCACGCCCGCCGGTTCCAGCCCCTCCACTACGATTACGCAGATCAGTTGCCTGCTGTGCGGCTATATGATTCGCTGCCTGAACCGCCTTGTTCGCAGCATCAATCTCCGCAAAGAACAATCGGATTCGACCAATATCGTCCGCATCCATCGCACCGCCCTCTAGCCCAACCTCAGCCTGCAACGCTTCCAGATAGACTTTCTGCTCATCTTCAGTCATCCCGACCATGTGTTCAGCATGAAGGATATGGCTGCTGTTTTCCTGACCGTACTTACCAACCATATTGGCGTAAGAACCCGCATTCCAACGGGCACCCTGCGTGTCCTCAGCAGCCACCTTATCCTTATACATCTGAGTCTTCGCTGCCTCCGGTAGCGCATCCCACAACGCTGCACCTTCAGGACCATCTACACCCATGAAGAAACTAGCCGCTTCAGCAGAACCAGCCGCCACCGCTGCAGCAGCCGCACTCTCTGCCGCACTGTTAGCAATCCTGATCCGATCCTGTTCAGTGTTCGCTTCACGAATCTGCTGCTGCTGACGCTGGAAGTTTGTAGTCGCAGCATCCGTCTGGGCCTTCCGATCCAAACTACGCTGGCGCCCACTCTCAGCCATCTGATCGCGCTGAAGATCCCGACCCAACTCCGCTTCACTAACCCGCAAAGCCCGATCCAACACTGACTCACCCTCACGCCAAGCACGCTCATCAACAGCCTGCTCACCCTGCCACTTACGCTGATCCGTGGCCTGATCGCCCTGCCACAGCCTCTGCGCCGCCTGCTCATCCGACTGGAAAGCCTGCCCCTGTAGGCGCTCTGCCTCACGGGTAAGGAAGTCCTCGCGGCGACCCATGTCGCCAAGCAACGCCCCAATCATCGCCTCATCACGTTGCGTATTGAACTCTTCCTGACGCATCGACTCCGACAAGAGGCGCTGCGTTTGCTCCTGATCCAACCCCTGCAACATTCGGAAAGCCTCATCGCCCAAAGCCAACTTCGCTTCAGCACCCAACTGGCCCGGCGCAGCAGCACGCTCCGCAGAAGCCATATTGGCGATCTGAGCAAGACGCGACATGGCGTCCTGCGAAGAAGCAGCCTGAGAACCAGCCTGACCCCCAACCAACTGCGCGACCTGTTCAAACTCATCCGTAACCTGCGGACCCAAATCCGCACGAGCCGTAGCCAAACGATCCGCAACCCCACCAGTCAAACCAGAAGCACGACCAGCAACAGCATCAATCAAAGCCTTCTGCTGTTCAAGACGACCAGTTTCAAGGGCGCCTACATCAATCCCCAACTGTCGGGCAATCTCATCAATCTGAGTACCCCTGCGGCTCTCAGCCTCAGTAACACCAGTCCGACGTTCACCAATCATCTCTCTAATCTTTGCGCTGTAATCGGTTGTAGTGAGTTCACCCATCAACCTGCGGATTTCAGAATCCAAATCCGCTGGACGATAAAAGTTTGATGGGTCCGATGCAGGCAAAGGGGCTGGCCCCGGTGGTACATACGGTGGTACATACGGATCGGGGTCAACGACGGGATCTACAACAGTCCCGTCAACAACAGGAACCTCTGTAGTTGTGGGAACATTTGTAGTTGTAGCGGGAGCATCTGTAGTTGTACCGCCATCATTCGACGGCGCAAGAGTGCTCAAGAAAGCAGCCAACTCGGCGGCAGTATCAGCCCCCGTCTTCGTTATCGCTGCCGAAAAATCTGCCGGATTGTAAGCATCCCGATAATTGGTGGGCATCGGCTGACCCGGACGCTGCTGAACACCAGCAGCCGCAGCACCTTCCGCTACCGCATTTCTGATAATCGCCTGCATGTTAGGTGAACCACCAAGTCGGCTTCCGTCTGTTTGTGGCGCTGCTTGCAACGCCTGCAAGTCACCCCACTGAAAGGGGGTGTTTGGGGACGGGGCAGCGCCACGAATCGCTGCCGAAAAGTCAGCAGGATTGTAACTACTCTTCTGAGCAGTTCTAGCAACCGCATCCTCCAAAGCCTTAGCCTGCTTAGAACGAACTACCGATTCCATCGGACTAGAAACACGCGCTGAACGCGCCCGCTGACCGGGGTCCATAGCCATTACGGCACCAAACCCTGCAACGTCTGCGACACCGCAAACCTACGCATCGCATTAGCGATCTGGTCATCGACCAGACCGCCATACAAATTCTCTTCCAACAAGTTGCGCTGCTTATCCAACTGGCGGCGCGCCGCCTCCGCAGAAGACTCAACCCCCGAACGGCCCAACTCGGCCTGCCCAGCAGCAATCTCACGGCCCCTACGGAACTGACCCGAATCCAACATGCCTCGCCTGTTGAAAGAACCCGGCAACTCACGGGCTGCCTTCTTGATCTGCTGATTAGTACGGAACATATTCATAGACTGCTCCCGACCTAAACGGTCGGAAGCACGCTGAATATCATCAAGACCATAGCCGTACTCTTGAGTACGACGCCCCATAGACCCTGAGCGTTCTGCATAACCCGAATACGCCACCGATTACCCCCACACAGCCACAGTATTAGAAACCAAAACCTTCTTCGTCGCGGTCCCATCTGTGTCGTACATCACCAGATAATCCGTCGTAGCGATGGTTGCGCCAAGAGCCGTCAGATTGTTCGCATCCACAGTAAGGGCAATAGCGCCACTCGTTCCACCCCCGGACAAGCCCCCATTTGAAGGCGTCGTCACAGCAGTTATATCCCCGGTGGGAACCTGATCTATACGTTGGCTTATCCTTGAAGGCATCGTTCCTCCTAGCCGAAGTAAGTGACATGGGCGGTACTGGTTGAAGAAACCCGAATAAACTTCACATCGGTCAAATCATCTTCATACAAATCAATCACACTATACGGATTGATGTAATGCCCGACGCTCGCTGTAGGCGTATCCCAACGCATCCGAATCGGTTCAGCACCATTCGTAACCATCGCAGCAATAGCGCCAGCGGGTCGTGTCAACCCAACAGCGGTACCCGCAACGGATAATGCCTGATCGCCTATAACGGACCCGTACTCTGCCGCTGATCTTCGGATGCCCATATCTGCTCCTAACCGCCGAGCGCGGTTACTCGCGCTTCCAAATTGTCTAACTTCTCTTGAATCTTGCGAAGTTCGTACTCAATAGACTGCGCATTCTGTCCCAACATCTTACGAGTTGGCTTGTACACGACTGTAGGCATCAGTCCTCCCAGAAAGACTGCTCGTCCTGCATCAATAAGGCGCTTACAGAGGAAGCCACCCCAGCGACCAGTTCCTCCATTGCGTCCACACGGCTACACAGGTCTTCCATCGCTGCCAACCGTGTTTCTAAATCCCGAATGTCTTCCGAAACATCTTCCACTCGCGCATAAGCGTGCATATCCATCGAATCTTCAATGGATTCAACCGACTCTTCGAGGCGGTCGATGCGTGCCACTGTGCGTGCTGACGACCATGTGATTGTTCCTGCGATGACCGCTACGGACAGTATGAGTCCGACCGCGATGGTCGGGATCTTTACCTGTCGGATGTCGGTCGGTTCGTTCATTACTCAGGCGGTGTGGGCCACTCAGGCAGACCGAGTACGGTGCCGTCGCTTGAAGTCGCCGGATAGTCTCGTAGCGCCTGACGGTATGTAGCCCATTCGGCCACCTTCTCCGTAGACAACGGGGCATCTGCCCCTTGCGTCCAATCGCTGCTAGACAAGTATCCGTTGCGCGCATCTCTCGTCATTGTGAAGTCAACTGCGCTGGCTGACCTGAGAGCGGCCATCTCAGCGTTCTCCTCGTCGGTGAGGGGAACATATTCCCAAGACCCTGATGCGTTGGTGTATTTGACCGCCACATCGGCTGGGTATGGATTTTCTACTAGGTCTGGCATTCTTTTTGCTCCTTAGGAAGCCTTGGTTCCATATACGGTGAGAGTGCTACCGGCGGCTAGATTGTAACCGGAACCCGACCACACCGACATATCCGAAATCTCTCCGGTCATACCGCTAGTACCTTGATAACCGGCGGTACCAAAATCGAGCCGTTGAGCGCTGGTGGTGGAACCGTTATACATGGTGGCTGCCCACACCGACCAGTTCCAGTTGTAGGTGCCCCCAGTGTTTTGGTGGATAATCCAACCAACCGCACATGAGTAGTAGTTCCCGGCGTTGACATGCTGACCGGCCAAACTGCCGAAATAAGCGTTACTATTTATATCACCACTGGGGTAGCCAGCAGACGCGCTTGCATCTTGATACACCCTGTGTGTTTTGTCGTCTGAGGTCTTGGCGTTCAGGGACATATTCAGCCATGTCGGAGCGGCTCTACTCTGTACGTCCCGACATTGGGCGATGACGAACAGATCCAGAGCAGAGTTGTTGTTCAACGAACTCAGAGCGATAGACGAAGCGGCGCTACCCAACTCCGCATGACCTAATACTTCAACGTAAGCCATTAGTTAGAGTCCTTCAATCCCCACAGTTTGAACTGACCGCCGGATTTCAGGTTGCTGGCTACCGGAGTGTAAATCTTTATGCTATTTATTGCTGCGGTGCTTTTCCAAGCCCCCCCGCTCTGGCTCCACCATTTCTTGTTCATGACCTTTCCAACAACACTTTTCCATCTGCCGGTATCCGCATAGTTGGGAATCCAAAGGTCGATACTCCCAACAGTTGATTGGGCGATTGCGTCACCAATGCTTATCTCACCACTTGGGTGGGCATCGAACTGGATGCCCTGACTAGAGGTGCCGTTATACGAATAATACCTGAACCACGTATAGTTTGAGGTGGCGTCGCCGTTGAACTGCACATAAACGGGTTCGTCACTAGAGTTGGCTTCCACCGTCATCTCAAAATGCAAGTGCGCGTATGTGGCAGGAATAGATGAAAACGTGACATTAGTCGCGTTCGACCCCAACACCTGTTCTTCGATTAGATCAAACGCAGCCATCAGTCGGCTCCCTTGATGCCGTACACCTGAGCCTTGCAACCAGCCTCTAAGTTGAATGAGCCACCGCCGAAGAACGCAAAGGAAGTGATGGCGGTCGTCCCCATCACCGAGTTCTCCCCCATAATATGTTGATGTGCATTGGCGTTGGCGAGGTCTTGATAGTACGACTCAATCTGAACATTACAATGCGTACTCAGGGCTGAATAGTCGTTGATGGCGTTCAACCGGACGATACAAGACTGCCACTGATCCTCAAAGAAACTAGCATTTACACCCGGCAAACCGCCTGTGGGCGCCCTGAAGAACCCCGACTGGTTGTATCTGTTGATATTACCACTACCCCCTTCGTTGAACGCCGTCCACTCAAAGTTGTTATAGGTGTCGTTGACCTTGTAATAACATTGAGTTTGCCAATCTCCCGCGTTTTTCAGACGGGCGTGGATAACAATATCCCGAAAGCCTGACCATGCTTCGCTGGAACCCGCCGACGTAACCTCAAACGTGCTGGCGTCGCTTCCCAGTGTAGAAGTCAACAAGGGAACCCAATAGTCCTCGTCGCCTCCCGCGCCAGCGGCTCCCATCAATGCGGTTTTAGCCGCCCCAAGAGGCATTAGCCCATCGCCAGCCCAGCAGCGAACCCGTACCAGATGGTCCCACCGTCTACTGTCATAAAGGTAAGGATATCAATACCCGACGTAGTGAGCGTCGGGGCGGTGGCCGCAGGCCAGTCAACGGAACCGGGCCAGTTCACCGTCTGCGACCCACCATTGGTCAGGATCAAAGTGAACGAACACGACTTACCCGTAGCAGACGGGTTGCTGAACGTAAACGTCGTTGTTGAAGTGTCCACCGTTCCGGTGACAACATTGCCTGCCGTGATGTCAATGTCCTGCGTGCCGCCACCGATGGAACCAATAGCGTTGACGGTTTCGGCGTAATCCTTCATTTCTGGCGTTTCGATGAGGTTGTCGCCCATCGTGATCTTCGCGTCTGTGAACTCCAACGCCTTGTCGCTGGCATCCCACAACATGAGATCGCCAGCAGTTCCGCTATGGAAACTTACGTCAACACCAGATCCGTCAGCCCCGACATCCACGGCAGCGTCAATCGCCAGATTTACGGTAGCCGACCCGCTGGTCGCACCCCCACTGATGTTCGTGCCTGCCACAACGGCGGTGATATCACCCGTCGTAGGCGCAACCCATGCCAAACCAGAACCCGTCGAAGAATCAGCAGTAAGAACATGGGTGTCCGTACCAGCCGCCAGACGCGCCACAGCGTCAGCACCCGTAGCGACAATCAGGTCGCCCTTTACGTCAACAATGTCGTTCTGAACAACACCGGGCGTCGTATTGATAAACGCTTCGATATCGTCATTGTTCTGATTTACGTCCGCTGCGACGATAGTCGTTCCAGCGGAGAATGTGTTCGTAACAGCGAGAGTTGCCATCTACCTGAGTCTCCTTGGCGTATACGTGAAAGCCAACGCGTTGACTTCCCAGTGGTTATTTGTGGAAGGACCGCTGACCTTCATACTAATACTTCTTCCTGTCCCAAGTGTGGGCAGATTCTGCACGTTTGCCGTCAAATTGGAAGCAATCGCATCCCATTCAGCCAAATACGGCGAATCTGGATCGGCATTATCCCATTTAGCCGTACCCCACCGGGACTGAGATACCTTCCCCGTCACCGACAAGGTGAAAGAATTTGATTGTTCTGACTTGTCGTAATCCTTGTAAATCTGAATAGGCAACGAGATCGTGGATTCCGCAGATAGCACAACCCTTGGTCGGCCCCACCGTTTCTTCACGATGGGATCGCGGCCTGCGACCCATCGTGTCACAAAGTAGGATTCTATATGAACTTCAGTTGATCCGCTGTACCGGTCGCTTGTGCGATTCTGCGCATCCTCCACATCCACCAGAATTCCGGTGTTGGCGACACAACCGGCATAGACGGTTGCGGTCGCATTCGGAGGGTTGAACGCGTACAGGGGGGCGGCATCAATATCAGTCGTAACCCATGCGCCACCTTCCCCCAAGGTTGGGTCGTAAATCAGGGTGCGGCGAGTGGTTGTGCCGCCTTCGGTCCAATCCACGGATACGTACAGTTTGTTGTTCCCCCATGCCAGTTGGGGAGGGTTGCTGTCTAGGTTCCGTATGCGCCCATCATCAATGGCGGGCTGCAATTTGGCGAACAGCCACATGAACTGTTGCCCGTCGTAAACGTAGACCCCATTGTTTCCATACCAGAAGAATGTTCCGAAGGTTGTGGAAACGGGGGACGACAAGGGGATGGACCCAACGTCGTTGGTTACGTTTACAACTTGAAACGAGTCGGAGTCCCACCCGTAGATGGCGTGAATACTATTCGATTTAAAAACTAGGAGGCGGTCACCCATTGGGAGAAGACCGGTGATGTAATCACCGTGTTCTCCCTTGTCGATGTCCACGTAATCGGCAGCCGCCCACTTCTCCGGCTCGTTAGCGTTACTCCATCGAACCCGGTATTTGTGGTTCGTTGCAGATTCGACCGTGTTGGCTGCCCACGCAAAGTTGTTCCAAAATGTGACGTATTGGGCTTGAGGAAAGTTGCCCGCAGAACCATTTAAGGTAAGACCCAGATCCGCTGCGGAAGAACCATCCCACTTGAATGAAACCTTGTCGCCTGAAACCCCGTAAGCGACATTGTTCATCGTCATCCCGTACACGCGGGTACCAGCGGTACGGGCGGTAATGCCCGTCAGGTCTGTGAAATTGGAGGTGGTGGCGTAAGCAACCTTGGTTCCGTAGTTGACCATCACCTGAGCGGTACCGCTATCAGTGAAGAACCCCCAGATCCCTTCGATGTCCGCACTCAGGGCTGTGGTATTCAACCGGTCCACGCCGTCGCGCTGGCGGATACCGCCACGCGGGTCAACAACCACGTTTAGAAGGTCAGGTGATTCGTTTTCTGCCAGATTGAACTGGTCGGATCGAAGATTCAATCCGCCGGTAAAGGCTTCAAGAACTTCTAGTTTGAATTGGCGGGCCATCGCCCGCTACCAGATCACGCCACCGGTATTGGCGTAGCGTAACCGCCCGAATCCTGCCAAATACCGTGTGGGCCGTCGGCTGTTAGCCACCATCGGCTGAGGGGCCGGAACATCCGCATAACGCCTCGCCACATTGTCCAAATCGGCAAGAAATTGTGCATGGTACTGGTTTGCCATTGTTGGATCTTCCTGCTGCAAGTACGCCTTAGCGGTCGCATACGTTACGAGGACAGGATGAAACGGTTCAGGCAAATCAGGGGTCGTGGAATCAGAACTGCCGACACCAAACGAATCGGCTTTCCTGAGTCCGCGAACGTAAACTGTTTCCACCGCGCTGGGTGTCGGGTACAGGCGTACCGTGTCGTTCCAGAAACTCCACTCCCAAGGCGAACCTGACGTTGCCACATTCAACGGGTAGTTCCAGTCGGCATCGTCGGAGCCGATGTATTCAAGAACATGGTCGTCGTTGCGCATGGCAACAACTTCGCGCATCCCTTGCGAAATCGCATCAGGGGCGCCAGCAATCGTTGTGAGAGTGTAATCCTTGGTGCCGTCAACGGTCGAAAAGGTTGTGCGTGCTTCAAAGAACGGCCAACGCTTCTCACTGTAAACAATGGTGTCGTAACCCTGACCAAGCATATTGTTCAAAACGGTGTCAGAAATGTCGGTTGCATCAATATCGACAACCGAACGCACCTGCGCACGCATTTCCGCAATGGTCATTGCTGTCACGATTTAGCCGCCTGTTGCTTCGTGTGTCCGATGCAGAGGGGTGACCCAGCCACGGGACGCGCTTTGCAGGGCGCCCCGTGGCGGGTCGTAGCGGAACAAAAACCATCCAAAGAAACGGGAGGTTCCCCCAAGGCGTCGGTCACTCCCGGCACCATCCGCGCCCCGGAGCGTGAGCCCGGTGCGTAGTGGGATGGAGCCGACCCGCGTGACCCCGCTATTTCAGCATTGCTGCTGTATACGAGGGCGATTTCTCTGGACAATTTTGCTCCCGGTTTAGTCAGTCAGCCCGTAAATCATGCCCTGACGCGAGCGGTTGCTCGTAGTCAAGTTGCCGTAGCACAGGATCTGCGCGTAACGCGCATCCTGATTCGTCGGCCGCACAAATGGGGTCGTCTGGAACCAAGTCTCGGTGTGAGCAACGAGGCGCAGGTACTTGGTGTTGAGGAAGAACATCTTCCCATCCAAGTCTGTGTCGCTGTCAAACGTCACCGGGGCACCCTTGAATAGCAGATTCTGGAAACCAGCATCCGCAACATTGGTGTCGGTGTACCGCAACTGTGGCTGAAGCAGGGCTTCGTACTTCTCGTACTCGTCCTGATCCGTAATGATAATGGTGGGCTGATCGTTACCGACCGACACGTTGTTGTACATCGTTGCCATAGCAGCGATGGTCAAAGCGCCACCCTGATTGGTGAGAGTTGACCTCCACCAAGAGTTGTCGGAATCAGTAGCATCAATGCCACCGATAGCGGAACCGGAATCGTTGCCAACACCGACTAGAGCGTTCAAGCCCAGCCAGTTCTTGCCACCGTTACCGGCACCGTTACCCCAAAACATGGTGTTCATGTTCTGGATAATGGTTTCCTCGGCCTGCATTACCTTGCCTTCCAGCAAGTCAATGATCTCGGCCTCACCGTTGTTCTTTGCCTCTTCGATACCCGTAATGGTAACGGTCGCGGCATACTGCTTCCAGTCGTACTCAGCAGCAGAAATGCCGGTCTGAGCAGTCGTGGAAATAGTATCCGAACCCTCGTAAGAGGCTGCGGTGCTGTTGGTCCCATAGATGATGGGGACAACGATCTTTGCGCCCCCGCTGATGCGCCGAATGGTCTGTCCATTGGTCAGCGCATAAAACAGCGGTCGCGCAGAGAAGACGTTATCCGCCAACTTAGGGACATAATTCTTCAGCGTGGTGCTGAGAATCTGATCAAAGTCTGCGTTTCCAGCAGCCATGATTTTCTCCTATGTTTAGACGTTGGATAGTTCTTCTTGCGCCAGCGACCAAGCATCACGAAGAGAATTGACTGCGGTAGAAACATTGCTAGTCACAGACGATTCAGGACTTCCCGCAGTCGATTCGACCACGCTCGCTGCACGCTTCTCATCCACAATGTCAGCATTCTTTGCCTTCTCGCTCATATCACCGTAGGTCATATGGGCGTAAGCGGCTTCAAGATTGCCAATGTTGTGCTTTAAAGCGTGAGCGTAAAGTTCCCGTTCGTCAATGTCTGCGCTGAACTTCTCTCGCAGTCCCTCTACTTCGCCTGACATGGTTTGCTGTCGTAGTGCGCGATTATGTTCCTCAATGGAAGATTCCAGTCGTCGCAAGCGAACTTCCTCTGGGTCCAAATCTTCTTCCGGTTCATTCTGGTTGTTGATTTGGTTACCCCCCGCAACCCCAAAAGCGTCAGCCAAAGCCGAAACTGCTTCCTGTGGGTTTGCTTCTAATGCTTGGACGATTGCCTCTCCTTGAGCCAATCTCTCGCGTTCGGATGCCAACTCCTGCGTCTTACGGGTGTAATCCGCCTGTCGTTGGTAACCATTCTGGAGTTCATCCAATGTGACCTCATGCACCTCGCCGTCAATCTTGACGTTGTACGTGTCACTTGTTGGGTTTGCTTCCATATTCATCGGAATCCTTTCGGGTGTTCCTAGTAAGAGGGACATGATGTCCCATTACATATTAGGCAGTTCAACTCCCATTTGGTTTTGAAGTTGCGCTAATAGTTCTGGAGGGACACCACCGGTCGCCTCAAAGACCTGATCTGGTACCGGCCCCGGACCCATACCGCCGCTCATAGCGGGCGCGGGCATACCGGGCTGATTGCCAAACGGATCTGGAGCCGCACCGGCTTCCGCCTGAGCGGCAGCCATGTCCTCTGGTGTTGGTTGCTGCACCATAAACTTTTCGCCATCGGTGATGCCGAAACCAAACTGGAGTACATACTTTGCAAGTTCTGCCGGATCAACTACGACGCCTACAAGCGGGGCCATAGCGTTCATCAGGGAGATTGCCTGCTGGCGTCGTGCCGTTTCGTTCAAAGGCTGTGTCGAACCGCCCTGAACAGAGAAGTCGTATTCGCCAAGGATGTCGTCCCGCGTGTAGGCGACAAAGTAATCTTGTTCGTCCTTGCCGGTGACTCTAATCATCTGCGCGTCTGTCATGTACTGCTGCACAAGTTGCATCACCATGCGGGCAACAGAACTAATGATGTGTTCAATCGTTGCCAACTTGTCGCCAGCCCTAGCGTTCCCGGCATCAGCAATGATGCTGGCTTCTGTCGCTGTGCGCCTTGTCTCAGGCATCTGCCCGCGCGAATATTCGGATACACCAGAAACAGTATTGATGTCAGCCTCAATGATTTGAGAATGATTGTACATTTCCGGCGACAACGGAACCTGCGGAAGCGGAACAACAACCCCGCTCAAATCCCGGTTCTCATCAACGACGGGAACAAACCTGCCGTCTTCGTCTGATTCAAGCGCTTCGCGGCCTTCAGGACCAAATGAGCGTTCGTGATACAGGTACTTGCGGGCGTAACGCTTGCGATGGTTGACCATCTGCGTGCGCGTCTTGTTTAGTTCTTCCTGCAAGGATTCGATCTGGGAAAGATCACCCATCGGGTAGAACGTGTCAGGTACGTCATAGTTGCGAAGCATGACGTATGGGTGCCCGAACGTGTACGGCATCGGCGTCGGGTCCAATAGGTAATCTTCGCCAGAACTAGCGCATACAGACATCGTGCCGCGTTGGATGTCGTAATACTCGTAAAGGCTTACCCGATCAACAAGATCGGAGTACCTTTCGCGTTCAGAATCGTTATCCCACCGGTACCGCACACCGGCATCAGCGGTGAGCGCACGACGCACCCCACCCTTGAAGCGTTTGTCCTTCTTGACTTCCGACAATGGCCGCACGATACGTTGAACAATCCATTTAGCGTCCTCTAGGCAGGTCGCTTCAGGATCAACAAGCATGTCGAACGGGCTGATCCGTTCAACGAATGCCTGATCTTCTACAATTTCCATTCGTGTCGAAGGTGCCGACGCGATGATGTCTTCATCGGTGGGGAGATCCCCAGCCATCGCAGGGTTCGCATAGGCAAAGTCCTGTACTTCTTGGGCGGCGTTAGCGATCTCTGCGTCTTTTTGGCCCTGATCTAGTTGGCGTTCCTCTTCGACGAAACGCCACCCGACTTTGAGCCACCCGTGACCCAGAATCAGGTAATCCTTCACGGCCCGCCGGAAAGGCTTCCGGTAGTCGTGATGCCGCCACAGGTAATTGATGACCGCCTCAACAAACACGGCGCGATCTTCGTCGCCTTCCTTGTTTGCCGTAACAGTGATCTTCGGATGGTTGACCGCCACCGAAGGGGCGATCACATTGATGGTGCTGAAAGCAAGATTCACAGACACACGGTCGTAGCCGACATTGCCGACTGTTCCCGCAGAACCCCCGAAGTATGTTTTACCCCGGTACATGTCGATCATACGACGCCACATGGTGTCGTACCCCTCATCGACACGCCAACGGTGCGTCATGTCAATGCGTTCTTTTACCTTAGCGAATTCCTCCGCCTTGGTTTCGCGTGCCATCAGGCAGACGCCCTCTCAATCGTGCGCCCCGCAGCATGGGCTTCATCAATGATCTTCTGTTCTCGCTGGCGCAAAGTCATGTCCTGTTCATCAACAGGTAACTGGGCGCGCATTCCCCGCCCGGTATCTATTCGGATACCTTGCAGTTTCTGACGCCACTCCCACAACTCCGCCAACTCCAAACGACTCTTCGGACCCTTCAGGTCCGTAACATACGCTTCGAACTGTTCGTAAGTTGCGTTACTTGGAAGAATCAACTCGGATGGTTGGCGCTCTTCGGCTGCTTGGCCGAAGGCTCAACCGAACCATGAATGCCATGCTGGTTGTGCGGCGTTGAACGCGGTGCCTGCTCGTTGCTGTGCTGGCGGTTCCCGCCCTCATCGGCACGCAACGTGGCCTTCTGCGAACCGCCCGGACGGGCAGGGCCATTATACAACTGCTTCGAATTGAGAACCGGGTTGGCTCCCATGCCAGAAGCGTTGTACTTGTTCGGCTTACTCATAAAGGACTCTCCTAGTCTAGTTATGTCCTATACAACACTCAGGGTGTCCCACGGATCGTGTTCAAACCGATGGTATCAGCATCCGGGGTACCCGTAGGCACCTGTCGGCGCCACCAATCAAACGTCCAAGAATCATCAACCTTCTGCACGTACTCAGGCACAAAAGCGTACTTGCGCATCTGGTTCGCCAAAGCCAAAGCCATAACACGGTCGTCATACGGCGACCCATTCATCGAACCCCGCTCATTGCGAACAAACGTCCGCAACTCGCCCATCGTGTCCTTGCAATGAAGAACCAATTCTTCATTCTTCAACGCCATAGCCAAATCATCAATCATCAAAGGCTTCGACGTTCGCGTCGTCTTCCAACCAAACTCCTGCGACATCCGATTCGTTTCCTTATTCAACGAACGCTTACGAAACAGATTCGGATACCCCAACTGACGCAACTGAACAATCGTCGTCAACCCATGATTGTTCGACTCCACACAACACAAAGCATTCCCATACCAAATACCAAGATTGTAAACCTCATGAGCCAACTCATCAGGCGGAATACGGCCATGCCACACAGCAACCTGCTGACATTCCTTCACATCTATAACCTGCACGCACGAATAATCGCCGTGACCCAAACCCTCCGCAGTATCCACACCCAACACGTAACCGCTCCAACGCTGCGGATACTCCCACACAGTCAGCATCGAAACTCCAACACATTCTTCTGAAGTTCATGCAGATAACCCTGCTCCCCCGCACGCAAATGCACATACATGCGATCAAGAACATCCAGATCAAACACCGGGTTACCAGACCTCACAAACGCTTCCTCAGGCGACGTTGGATACTCCTGAGCCAACTGCCACGGCAACATCGACTGCCGCTTACCCTCATACCACGACTCGTCCCGATCCTCCGACGCAGACCACGGAAAAAACATCGGATCAAACTTGTTGTTCCCCGTCGTCGCACCCGTCCATAAGTGATGAAAGAAGTTTCCGCTTCCATTCGCCGTGCTAAGACCAATGATTCGGCCTCCGACATCGGCCACTGGCTCAATGGACGCCCACGCTTCCTCTGGGTTAGGTAAAAATGCCCACTCATCAACTACAACCAGCGACGCAGACTCGCCACGGGCAGGGTCCGACGCCGAAGGCATCGAAGTAATCTGACTACCATTGCTAAAAACCATCCTCTGTTGATGATCGACCAACGACCGTGGGCCACGATCCAACATCCAATCCGGCAAATACTTGTGCCCATACTTCGTCTTACGCAAAAGCAGCACCGCTTCCCGCTCTGTACGCGACAAATCAATAATATTCTGATCTTCCTTAAAAAACGCCAACCAAAACTGGTGGGCGGCGACCAACGTCGTCCACCCAATCTGCCGGGCCTTCAAAGTCAACGAATAACGGTTATCATCCCACCGCTTCAAAGCCTCAGACTGGGCACCCCGAAGATCAAACAATATTCGGCCATGAGCAGGATGGGCAATATGCCAATACATACGCAAGAAGTACGACTCATCCGCAACACAGTGCCGCCACTCGGCTTCCTGCCGCAGTTCACTCAGACGCCCCATCTAATCGAACAACGACTGTAACGTCCGACCCAAACCCCAAACCATAAACGCAACAAACAGAAACAGGGCAGTCACCGCTATCGACATCCCCCACCTCATTGACACGACTCACAAACCTCAGGGTCTTCAACGCCGCATACAAGCGGCCCATCATCCAAAAACGGGTCCAACACAGGGCGCTCACCCAACGCCTCTTCCCGCACATAATACGGAACCCACTTCCCCTCATGCAACACAAGCCCCGGCATCACTTACGCTTCTTAGCGTGAGTAACCTTCTTACCAGTCCGCTTCGCCGCCGCCTTAGCAGCAGCCCTACCCTTCGCACTATACGAATAATGCTTCTTACCAACCCTAGGCACTCTCCACCATCCTCAAATGTCGCACCTCAGCCTCCAAAGCAGAAGCCAACTCCTCATCACTAAAGCCCGCAACGTCCCGCTCATCATCAACAACAACCTTACGCTTAGGCGTAAACTTCTCAATGTACTGAAGATACAAAGAAGCCGCCTTCACATCGCCATCGGAAGCCCTCTGCCAGAGCGAGTCGATTACGCTCTGAACCCGTTCCGGGTTGATGTTCAGTTCTGCTGCACGCCGGTCCCATTCTTTGATGAACCGGTGGTCGCGTTTGATTCGCCGTAGCGAATCTTCATGTATTTTGTTTTCTGTCGCCCAGTCGCGCTGTGTGCGCGGCTGGCGCTCTGGTCCTCTGAGTAGCCAGTCTAGGAAGTCTTGCCAGCGGTCAGGCATGATCTGTTGGCCGCTTTCTTCGTCCCAATGCCAGCCTTGTCCGCCACCGTTTTGCGGCATGTTTGTCTCCGTTCTGTATGCGTCTTCACCATAACATGCCGGTGTCCCATTCGGGCGTCTGGGGGGGGTATCGGTAAAACAGATAGCAGGTATCTGTAGAAACTGTGGGACAAACGGTCTTTACTATAGGGAGGGAGGCGGTACTAAGTACCATCTCCCGGCCCCCAGCCGGGAGATGATACTAAGTACCTACTGAGTACCTTTATGCGCATACAGGCCAAAGGTATATAACAGAACGCACCGGGAACCCATATCTATACATAGATATAGACTGGACCCCCACCCCCCGTAGGGGGGTGCCCCCCGCAGTCCGACGGTCCTCGGGCGCGCGCACGGCATTTCCGTAGGAAATGCGAGCCAAACCGGCCAAATCAGAACTCCCGAAGGGAGTTCAACGCGCAGCCGACCGGGCAGGCGCTGTTGCTCTGCAACAGTACGTGGGCGAGAGGTTCGGCGGCAGCGGAGCATCCCCAGATATTCCCTTGAACGTAGTGAAAGGGAATATCGGGGGATGGCCCCTCGAAAAAAAATCCCAATCGGAGGAAATCCATGACGAAGACAATCACCCTCACGAACGATCAACTGGAGTTGATCGTAAAGGCCGCTGTGGAGACTGCTTTGCAGTCCGTGGCACCGGAGCCGAAGGCTCCGGCGAAGAAGAAGACTTCTTCGAAGAAGAAGGTTGATCCGTTGGCCCCGAAGAAGACGGCGAAGCCGTCGGCACCGAAGGTGGACCGGGCAGCCCGGAAAGCACAGAACAAGGTTCTGTGGCGTCAGATCAACGGCAAGGTTCAGAAGGCGGAGAACGCCAAGACCTTGGTCTTGGCGAATGGCTTCCTGAAGGAAGCCATGGCGATGACTCCGGCGTCTTGGACTTCAGTCCAGAACAAGATTGTCGCCAAGCAGGAACTGCTTGGTATCACGGTCTAGTTCAGCCGAAACACCCGGTCCCTGAAGGGACCGGGTGTCGGTCGGGATTCGCCATCCGGCCCTGATGAGGTAGGCGCGTACAGGGAGGTGCTATGAAGAACTTGCTTCGCAAGTTTGTGTGGAACCTGATCGAAGATCAGGTTTGGGATGCTATTTCCGAGTTTGATGAGGACTTGGATGCCGTACTCTTCGGTAACGAAGAGTACGGCATTGAGTCGGCCATTGGATCTCTCGTAAGGCGGGAGATTCGGAAGGCTGATATCCGGCGCACGAATCTTCGTATCAATACGAAGATCAATGCGGCTCTAGCCAATGCCACTGTCGCCCCGCATATGGCAGGCGACATCGGATGCCCCGGACTGGACGACTTCTAACGGTAAGACTCCTGTCCATCTCTTCTCTTATGAAGTAAGAGAAGAGATGGACTGGAG